TACAATCATTCCCGGGTGTTGCATGAAAGCTTCATCGATCAAGAGATTATCCACTTTCACGTCGGGTCTACTCAAATACGAGTGTATAGTACGCACTTCAAGGTCTTTCAAATCCTCACTGGCCGCTCTCTTTGCAACGTCATCCTTCCCTTCTCGCGTAGAGCAGAGGAACAACACACTACTACCTAATGTCTTCGCTTTCTGTATGAGATTATAGGTCTTACCACAACCCGGAGGGGCTTGTACAAGCCCCACATCCTTAGGCATTTTTATCTTTTGTATGGAGCCGATCGTTTCCAGGTACTTGTAGTCAAGAAAGATATCCATCTCAGTGCAAAGCACGAGATTAGCATCCTTGATACCAATAACAACACTCATCGGTTGTATCTCACCCTTATAATAACAGTGAGACCTGTTGATGTCAAATTCAACTTTGTCAGCGGATATTATTCGCTTAAGTGTCGTATTGTAGATCGCATAACCTTTTGGCAATCGTCCAACAACGTCTGTGACCAAATTTGGTGTTGACTCATACATATTTAGGGTGGACACACTATTTCCCTTGATGACCTCGATGTTCTTTTGCGTGTAACCCTTAAAGTCGTTGATGACATCCATCATTTTAGTGTGTGATTTTTCCTCTTCACTCATGGTGTTGGTTTCACCAGTGGTCTCCGTCTTAGTCGTGTAGATCAACGGTGTCTTTCCCGCTAGAGGCGGGATTTCTTCGATTTTTAGTGTGTGGAGATCGCACCTCTCCACCTGGTAGCCAGGGGTAGACCTGGACTTGTAGAATGGTATAACATCATCGTATACCACAGCCTTAAATTTTCTACCGGCTTTTCTGCTCTTCTTATTAAAGGAGTGCACTATCCTTCTAAGCTTAGATCTCTGAACAGGTGCTAATTCAGTCGTATTAACGACAGTAGTTGTTAGGTCAGCACCCTCAGTGGCCTCAGCCGTGCCGCATTCTTCCTTTATTTCTTCTGCTTTATCGATGTGAACGTGTGGTTCAAAGACTTTCTTTGGCTTATAATAGATCTTTCTTTCCGTAATTAATCTCTTTAACTTCAAGGAATTCGCAATGTAGTTGATAGTACCATAAGGTATCAATCTCCTAAACCGATAGTTCCGAGAGTAGTCAGTGATATTACGAGCACCACCTCTGCTGTCGAGCGGGGTGGTCCTTAGACGAGAGTAACATTCCAGAGCCCGTGCGGGCAATACCTCGTCCTCAATGTATCCATCTTTCATCTTTTCGATCAACTTCTCGTCAAACTTCAGTTTTTGATTACCAGCGTCTTCCTTCACGATTGCAATGAACGATTTCCACACAGACAGGAAATTGTTCGAGAC